GCCAGAAGTTGGAATGGTTCCGAAAGCCGGGGCAATATGAGCCGCCCCGGCGTGAGACACACGCGCCCAGCAAAAGCTGTTTTATGTGCCTCACGGCTCCCCCTAGTGGTGTTGGAGTCCGCTTGACCTGTGCTTCCCAACGCACACACTACCCTACATAGGGGCCGACCTGGTAGCAGCAAAACTACCAGGCCTAACTAAGCGCCGTCAGGGTGTGCCGGATGGGTCGGCCAGGAGTCCACGGTGCGGGACTGGGAGGTCCCTGGTTTATAGGAAACCAACCCCGATATTAGTGGAGACACAAGCAATCCTATCGGACCAGACTGCTTGCGGGCTGGCGCACCAACAGATTGTGCCACACGGCAGCGACAGAGGTCGCACCGTTCGCACTCGATCCGCCGGTTGCCCAACCGAGCCGTTGATTATCCTGAGCGACCCACTCAGCAAGCGCAGCATGGCTGCGAACCCGGACCCGGAGGCTGCCTACGTACCACATTATCGAGGATCAGGGATTACGTAGTTCATAATAGTCCCCCATTAGCCTAGCGAGCGCCTATAAGACGCCACGCGCATGCGTAATAGGGGTATGGACGTGGTGGACGATCCGACAGTTATGACTATTTGGGTGCCCGCCAACACGGACACTGCGTACATTACCATGTAATAGAACACAGTAGAACTATTGGTCCAGGCACCAGTCATGCTATCAAGAAGCAGAGGGACGGTTGAAGTGGAGGCGTTTGGATCATACTGCAATATAGAAGCTATTAGTGGCGCATTGTCAGGGTTAGTGCCACCGACAAGCAGCTCTATAGAGTAATCACCAGGGGTCTGCGCATTCAACGTCATAGTGCGCGTACCAGTACTTGCTACACTAAACACCCCATTGCCAGTGATGGTAGGGGCATTTGCCACATCATTAACAGTGGGAGCAGCAAATGTGATCTTCTCCGAGAGGCCCGACAGAATGGCCGAGTCGGGCCGAGCGAACTCGACGTCATATTCGACCGTGAGCTCGCCCATGCTTGTTGCCGCCGTCTGGTTATAGACCCCTAAATAGAACTTCCCCAGATCATACATCTTCAGGTCAGTTCCAGTGGGGTTGGACACAGCCGACCCAGGTGTGCCGGTATAATACCAGCCACCCATGGGCTTTGCTGGGAATGTCAACTTATTCCACACATTACCCCTCCGAGATCCGTCATAGCCACTAAGAACCTGCTTATTAGCAGGGGCCACATCTGTGGCATCATAATCATACGCCCCAACAACAACACCCGCAGTTGAGGTGCTGCATGTGGGGGTATAAGTTATGACCAACCGCCTGAACCTGTAGAGCTCATACCCGGTTGCAATCCTCGATAGCCAGGGGAAGACGTTCGGATTTGTGGGGTTAATAGCGAAGGTGATGACTGGGCCCGCAGTGCCCTGCTGGCCGGCTGTGACGTCGGCAACATATTCTCTGTTCGTGAAGCGGACTGCCCCACGAGGTCCTCCAGAGACTCTTGCACTCTCGGCGAGACCCCCGGCTCCAACAGCCGTAGGAGGGCCGCCTCCATTCTGATTAGCTCTTCGTCGCTGTCGTCGCTTCTGCGACTTCGTTTGAACATCGCCACCACTACCAGTGCCAGGGCTGCCAGCATTGGTATTACTATTGTTGTTGTTACGTCGTGCCATGTTGTACTCATTCGTTGTTTCACGGGATGCCTCCAACGACAGAGGGACTGTCCATCTATGGTGACCCTAGGGGTTGGCGCCGTGCAGTCTCTTGGCATTCTGGTTAGCACGGAATTATTAAGGTCAACCCACCGTTTTGGGCCATTTAACACCATAGACCCCGTTACCGGTACGACCGGTCACGGGGCAGTTTAACGACTTGCCCAGGTCGTCTCCCCCATCAAGACACTTCTAGGTTCTCGGCATCCCATGACCAATCACCCATCGTGATCGGGCTTGGTAAGTCGATAGGATCCTGGAAATTGAACGTCCAGGCCCTGAGCTTGGCCTCCCAGCGCAACTGATCATCAACAGTCACACCAAAGGCTCTTTGGAAGCTCAACCTAGTCGAATCTTGGATGGGCGCAGCTGGCACCACGGGTATTGAACCCAGCCACGTCTTCCCGACTTCGCGCCGAACGCGATAGATCAATTGTTCCGCCATGTCAAGACGGACCTGCCTACTGGTGCTGGCATTGCGTACGATCGCCTCCGCAAACACACTTAACACCGGTACGCCATCATTCAATATCTTCTCACACAACCCTATGGTATTGGCCAACGCGCGTCTGGAAGCTTCGTTATGCATCTGCAACCACTTATGACCTACCAAAGCACCGGAAAGCACTTTGGCGGGATTGCGGATAAACTTCCAGGTCCCGTCGACCTCAACAGGGTGTGATTGACACCACTCAACCTCCTCGAGTCTCTCAGCCCGCGACTCCACTTTCAATTTCATCCCCAACAGTAGAAAGTGGGCGGGCAACTGCGCGGCGATGTCTTCAGCATTTTCACCCTCACAAATGAGCAGGATGTCATCACCATCATCGATACAGTCCCACACGTAATTCTTGTCCTCAAAGAACAAGGCTAGCATGGAAACCATCAATACACAGTTGCCCAAGGCGGTATTCATGTCACCAGACATACGCTTACCAAGGGTCGTATACACGATACCCCTGCTAGTGCGCACGCGGTTACGCAACTGCCACGCAAGCAGGCGAGAAAACTCGGGATCATTGTTGAGTTGCAGGTATAGGGCATGCTCCCCCCGCAAATGATCAACACTAACGTGCTGGTCAAAGCGACTGGCATCGAGCCCGAAACAGACGGGCCGCTTAAAGCGCGCCCATTTCTGGACGAGCAGTGCGGCTCGCTGCTCCTGGTTCAACCCCTTACCAATAACCCGGTGTGGCGGCAACCCGTTTAGCCTGTTTCCTCGGAGCTGGTACACGACCTCCTCAATGGGCTTGAGGTATGTAGCCAGCACCACGGCATAAACTGGGTCGCGATATTGAATGGCCCTGGGGTCAGGATTTCTCTTCTCCTCCCCGGGCACGTATTTGATCTTCTCGCATTTTATGAACATTTTAACATTTGACTGGTCTCGCGACAGGCCGTAGGCGCGATAATGGTCAGCGGCCTCTGCATACCGCACCCTCTTGGACCCATGGTAATGTTCAACAACCTGGTCTAGGGTCCAAGGGCCAACCTTCTTAAGGCTTCGCCCCACCTTCCTCATGAAGGTCTGGAGACGTCGCATCATCGTGCTATCTGGGGCTGGGGTCTCCCCACAGACACGATTGAAGATTGACACATACTGGTTATGCATGCAGTCATGGTGGGCGAACACTGGGTATACTATAGGCAGATCGGGCACTGCCATGTAACCTATGCGTCGCCCATGTTGGCAGCCCTCGTCCACGGGCTGGCGGCGGGAGAGTGAGCACCCAAAGCCAAGCTTCTTAAGAGCCTTGCCTCGGGCACAAACCGCCACCCGCGTGACGGGGCTGCCCTATTGGACCGGCACCGACCGCCAGCGGAAGAACCACCGTCCTAACAAACCGTAGGTCGGCAGGATCCCCTGGCGCGCGAAGTCATTGAGACGATGAGTCTGTGAAAGCGGACCATCCACCGTCCACCTCCACTCTGATCTCAGTGACTCCACGAATAGTCGGTCGCCAACGTTCATTGTCTGTAACAATCGCATCCCACGCAACAGTTCTGCTGTGCGCCGAAGGGAGGTCCAATCTGATCGATTGGCCAACAGCCAAGTCTCAGCCTTCGCCTTCAACTCGGCCCACCTTCGAAGACTCCTACCTGTAAACAAGCCCTTAACAACGAGATAGCAGTAGAAATCTACGTCCATCTCATGCTGGGCCGCCTCGGTTCGAAGTTTGGTTTGCAATTGGTCATGGGTGGTAATGAACATGGATCGGAGGCCTGGCCCGCGCACTGGAGGTGAGTAACTATTATCAGTCACTCCGTCCAAGGCGAACACGGGGCGCTGCGACAATCCATTAGCAATCATCGCACGATACCCCTCCCAGAGTGTCTGCTCCTCAGCAGTACCCTCCGATCCACTTGTTGCGACCTGTGTAGGTCCAATAGAGGTGATTACGTCACCACTCGGCGCCTGCGCCGGCACATTGCCCCCGTCCCCCACATCCGCCCGCGCGGATTGTACAGGACGCGGCAGCCGCGATGGGCGGACTGCCGTACCCACCCCTATTGGACGTTCCAGGGTGAGTATAGCACGCGCCCCCCCGGGGAGGGGACGAATGCGTTGGAACCTGAACACCCGAGGGTGCCCTCCGTTTGTATTGCCGGTCAGACCTTCCGGCGGGTTGCGAATTAACGACCTCAAACCCACGGTCACGGTATTAGATGTACTCATAGCACGGGTCTAACCCAGTCTAGCGCCAAAGAACCCGAAGGTGAGAAATGCGCTAGCT